ATTTCATTTTGCCAATGGCGTACTTCTTAAGCGCATCAGCAGGAGAAAGATGATTATAGAGTTTCAACGCTATCCTCTTTTCTTCATCCGAAAGAACAGGGTCTTTTTCTTCGCCCTCACCGGGGAGCCGAGGAGCATCTGAGCTTTCCAACCCAGTAGTTACTTTTTGCTTTCCCTTTTCCCGGTGTTGCTCCAGCACTTGTGCTCTGAAAGCTTCAGGATCAAAATGCAACCCTTTCACCATCTTAAATACCTGCGCCACGATCCCCGGTTGAAGTCTCATATGAGGTTGCAGACTAATTAACTGGTCTACCTCTCTTTCGTACTTTTCAAACTCAGGGTCAGAGCGAAGCTTTTCCTTTTGTTGTTCATACAAGAAGTCAAGTACAGGCCCAACAACTTGCCTAACCACCTTTTCAGTGGCCTTTGCAGGTTCCCGAAAGAAAAGTTGGTCCGTGTCTTCTTCCTCTTCAGGAAGGGAGGCCGGAAGTTGAGAGGTTTGCTGTGCTTGCAGAGTTTCTAAGGCTTGCCTATGCTGAGCGGCTTCTTGACTCTTTTGAGTAAAGCTTGCCTCAAGTTCTCTGTAACTTTTTTCCAAGTCCTCTTGTGTTTTAAATCTGCCAAGGATCAGTTCGCCACCTTCTGAGTCCGTCTTACCGGATTCCTCATTAGGCTTTTGTACTTCGTTCATAATCTTCCTCTTCTCTCTCTATTTTGTCAAGTACTATCTCAGGTAAATATATCATTATCCTTTCTGTGATGTCATAGACTCCTAAATAAAAATCTGGCTTGACATTGGCCTTAGCCGCCTTGATAGATTCTGATAACGCTCTTTTAGATTGGTCCTTCATTTCCTCCTTGCATAAAGCCCATGCCGGGGATTTCGCCAATTCCCTCAATAGTTGTATTGCTTCCTTCTTGCCCATTCATCATACTCCCTATTTGATTCATAAAGTCTGTGACAGCAGTTCCCTGCCCGTAAGCCTCCTTAACAATTTCAGGCAAATCAGGGACATAACTTTCGACATCCATTTTTTCAAATGACCTAACAAGGTCTTTAGCCATTGTGTAATAACTTCTAATAACACCATGCACAAAAGTTTGAAGGTCAGGAGGCATCTGTACCGTTGGTGACATTACAACTGTTAGCAGTTGAATCATCTGTGAAAATATCCCACCAAGTTGTTGCAACATCATCAGGTTAGTTTGTTTCTCAATTTCCTTATTAACGCTTAGAGATGTTGCAGTACACGAAAAATTATAAGACTCCCTCACTGAAGATATATTTCATCAAGGGTGTCTTCAGGGCCATCAACTATATACACCTTTTCAGGCCGATACTGCGCATACAATTCTATAATCTGATAAGCAAGTTCGGTAAAAGCTTTACGAGTGTTGTTGATAACTAGATCAAAATGCCGTCCCGACTCTTGAAGCAAGGCAAGAGTACCGGTTGCCGTTGCACGGCTTTTCATACTGGCGCTTTCTCTACCTAATGTGTAGTCAGTTACTTTGGTTCTTCTCTCATGGTAATCACGAAGCATATTATGGAGTACAAAGTTTGACTGGTGGACATCCCCTAAAGAAAACTCCTGAAGGTCAGTAATATCATCAAGGTCAAAAGTTTTCCCAGGGTATACTGTCATATCACCCTTATTTCTTTCCGTTCCTCTCCTACGTTTAAAGCATTTGACATTAGCAATCGTCATGTTGTCAATCGTTTGGTTAGTAGCTGTGTTTATACCTTCCTGTAAATGCTCACTTTGTTCACAAATACCTTTACCAAGAATTCTTTTTACTCTTGCTTGATAAATATTTCTTATAATAGGCCGTTTGCCATGTTTATAAGGAAAGTGCATCCAGCGTAAAATAGTCCTAGACTCTCTATGAATAGTCATGACAGTTCTTTCAGGTATGCCGTCACCATCTATATCATAGTCAAGGTAAACTTCATGCAGTGTGTATTCTTGCAATTGCTCAGGCGCAGTACGCTGCATATTTTCTATTTCTTCTTTTGTCCCGGCAAGGTCTTTACCTTCCCCACTTTCCTTAGTAGAAGGTTCAGGACGTTTCCTTAGCTTATCAACGTTCTTGTAAATTCCTCTAGCTTCCCTTGCCTTTAACAAATTCCAGTGTGGCCTAAACCTATGAGATACCCAAGGAGAAGATTCGATATCTTTAGCATTAGTAGGAAAAATTACATCTTCGATAGCAATTATATCTACCTTAGCATCATCATCCTCTATTAAAGTATCTCCTATTTTAACTGCATCGGTAGACCAGTATGGCTTTATATACCCAGTTCCCATCTTATTTTTTTCAAGAATCCATTGAGAGCCAATCTCATGCAGGTCTACAACATTAGTAAAAGTTTCCTGTAAGAACCTTTCGATCTTAGCACAGGCATCCTTGCTTACACCTTTCTTTTTAGGTTTAATTTGGATATAAGGCCGGATACTGAAGAGTGTATTTACCTCACGCGAATGAATTGTTTCTACAGCTATAGCTGAGAGAGGAAGAGATATATTACTACAATTGGGCCAAGGAAAATCTTTGGCAGGTAATATTTCCTCATACTGCCTAATCCACTTGTCCCACCTTTCCTCAAGTTTAGTCCTATCGTTCAAAGCTGTAGCAATTTCATCGCAGATATAGTTAAGTACCTCTTTTTCTTTTTTGGCACTAACTTTAACTAAGGTATCTTGAATAGCCATTATTTTTCTCTCAGTCTATGTAGATATAAAGGGTGCCGCTCGGCACGCACCTAACAAACATATCTCCCATCCATTGGTTAATCCTATTAACTTGGCTTTGACCTGACACCTCAACAACCATATGATTATAAACCCTACCTGTTGCATCCTTTTTCGAGATTATAAGAGAAGATGTCGAGGTAAGATCAGGCTGAAGCCAATAAAACCTTTCAACCTTTACGTTACCTTTCAAGATCAACTCATTCATGGTCCCTGAAGTAATTACTATAGGATTGTTCCCTGTAATGCTACTTCCATTCATTTCCTTGCCCTCCCTAGTAAACACCGATATTAGGAGCACTCCCGCTGTAAGGCAATGATACCCCTTGATTGTCAGACCATGTAATTGTAGAGTTCACAGTTATCTGGTTAGTACTGTAATTTACATCAGTAACCAATCTAGTAGCCCCTCCTATCTGCACGGTATCTCCTACAGTTATCCCATTACCGTCATGAAAATAAGAAGCATCATCAACAGTTATGACAACGCCAGAACCACTGCCATTTGCTTGGGTTAATTCCCATCCAGCCCCAATAGCAGGAGAACCCACAAGTGGTTGATAACTATTATTTAAGTTAGGATTAGCATACAAATTACCAGTCCAGTCTGAAGATGCTGATTCCTGCTGAGCTATAGTTCTTCCAGTTGTATTCCAGATAACAGTTTGTGTACTATTTCTCCAAATTATATTACGCCTAAACTGATTACCTGAAATAAGACTGCCACTCTGCAATGTTATTTCATACTGTCCTGTATTGCTAAACACTATATTATTTTTATACACATTATATCTACACCATGAATCAGGAGAACTATTGTTTGTCCCGACATAAATAGCGCCGTTGGCACCTTCTGTCCCATATACTCCATTTATTACATTGTTATACACATGATTATATTGTGCCGTATTCGGAAGCCATCCAGAAGAATATAAGTACGTTTCCGATCTAAGCCCTCTTGCATTAGTTATATTACCAGTTCCTTTAATAATATTATATCTAAAGATATTACGTTCACCTAATAACTTAAACACAGTAGGGTATTGGTCTACAGGTGAAGTTTGGACATAAAAAGTATTATACTCAACAACATTATAAAAAGTGTTCATATATAATTGCGCAGCACAACCATTGATATTCTCAATCGTGTTATACGCAATATAGTTATAATTACTAAAGTTAGGTGCGCTACTTTGAGTCCCTGCTAGAGTAAAAGCATAATGTGTAGCCCTATTCATCAAGTTATTAGTTATTACATTATAATTGCAATCTTGATCTAGGTCTAACCCATCATGCAACCCTGAATTATTTTGATGCTGGATTGTATTAGCATGAATAATATTGTAATCAGACCCCCATCCATATATAGCTGCCCATCCACCATTAGAAGAAGAAGCATAAATATAACAATTTTTAAGCGTTATATGGTTTGAGAAGCCCAGAAACACAGCAGCACTATTAGTTCCAGGTTGAGGACTATTATTAATGCTTGTATTGTCATTCCATATTTCAAACCCATCAATAGATGCATATTGTTTACTGTAAGCATCAAACCCTTTAATTTTTGGTTTGGCCCCTGTCCCATAAACTATATACATTGTAGGATTAGAAACAGAACCAGACACAGGTTCAAGGTCTTGAGTCCACACCCCACCAGCGGCAAAAGCAATCACGTCACCAGCAGATGTTGAAGAGTTAACCTTGCCAACAGTACACCAAGGCTGTGCTAAAGTCCCTTGCCCTGAATCGCTACAACCTGAATTGGAAACATAGTGGTCAGGGGTTACTTCTCCCCCCGCCCAAGTTTTCCAAATCCCGCCGAGATAAATCTTGACAGTTGGAGACTTCCAAGTCCCGCCAAGGTAGACTTTGACAGGTGCAACCTTCCAAGTCCCTCCAAGATATACCTTAACCCCATCATTGGCTGCATAAGAAAAAGCTGCACTAAGAAGACAGATCAAAATAGTAACTATTTTAAAAGCCATTTTTACAGTCCTGTCGTGTCAATCCAAAGGTCACCAGATGCCGGGGAAGACGGTGTTGATGTCCCTACAGTAATTTTAGTTGTGCCTGAAAATGCCGTGGTAGCCAAAGCACCAACCTGTGTTGCCGTAATCCCGGTTAAACTCGCACCACTCCCCGAAGGATTAAGGGGGGTATACCCATAAAGTGTATTAATGTCAGACGAGGTTGCTGCTGAAACCGACCCTGAACCGTTGGCCTTAAGGATACCATTAACCGTACCTGCCCCTCCCCTTGCAGCGGCAACTGTCCCACTAGAAAGATTACTTGCACTAAGGGTCGTGAGAGTCGAACCATTGGTAGTAGTAGAAAAAACACCAGACGTTGAATAAGCAAAACCTGTGCCTGTCGCCGCTGATAAGACCTTACCCGTAGTTCCACTAAAAAGGCAAAACTGACCATTGGTCGAGGAGGAAGGAAGATTTGAAGTAGGCAACTTAGCATCGAGAGCCGTTTGCAAATCTGTCTGGTTAGAGAGTGTTCCTATAATAGTTCCCCATGTTCCACCACCAGCACCTTGAGCTGCTACAAAACTAACAACAGCAGCCTGAGAAGGAACTTTAGTGTTAGAGTTGGCTGCTAAGTTTGGATCAGTATCAAGGTAAGATAGTGGCATCTGTTGCACGTTGTCTACGCTACCAAGAGATATATCAGACTTAGTTAAGGTAACATTGGATGTCAGAGGATACCCTTGTATGGTTCTGGAAGTAGGAACTTTAGAACCTAATGCAGTGTTCAAGTCTGTCTGAAAAGAGAGTGTCCCGGTGATAGACCCCCAAGAAGGTGTGGCAGTGTTGTTATCAACATAGGTTTTAACAGCAGCCTGACTAGGAACTCTGACATTAGAATTTGCAGTCATGTTACTATCTACGTCAAGATAAGAAATAGGTATTTGTTGTACGTTATCAACATTAGATAAACCTATATCAGACTTATTTAATGTTATATTAGCATCTAATGTATACCCATTTACTGTGCGTGTGGGAGCAACTGCCCCGACATCAACAGCGGTGAGAGAAATGTCGGAGGAAAGAGCCTTTAAGTTTACAGTTCTGGTAGTGGGAACCCAACTACCTGTTGTAAATAATGCACGTAAAGCCCCAATAGTAATAACCCTATCCCTATGCCCTAAATTTTGAGTGCTATCGTACAGGAAAGTAACGGCTGTATCTGAAGGATTAGTTATCAGTGAATAAGATGTTATGTTCGCAGCAATAGTTACTTTTGGAAATGATAAGACTACTATGAGCCACCAGATTTTTCTCATAACCCTCTTTACCTCATTCTAAAATAAGAATTAAGAGCTAACCATGATTTTGCATCAGCTACTACCAGCCAAACTAAAGGCATCCCAAATGTCCCAAGATACCCCAACGATACTACCCTGGCATTAAGTTGAGAGGCAATATTGTTTTGATATCCCCAAGAAATAATTGAATTAATACCGAAAGGGTTATCAGGATCGCTAATACCTTGAGAATCAAATATTACATTGCCTTCAGAGTCCAGCCAGTCAGTACCTATAGAGTCTGTAATGCCACCAATAGAAATAGGGGAAGCAGGGGCATCAGAATACCCTAACGTTGGAACCCTTGAGTTAAGTGCAGATGTAGGGTCAAGCCAATAACCTTGAGTTACTACCGCCCTAGTATCGTATCCCATATCTTGCGCCACCTAGATTTTTCTTTCTCTTGGTATTTATCATCGTAAGCTATAGTTACCCCTTCCTCTTTTACCGAGACTTCTCCAAACTTTTCTGGCAGTTTAGATACAGCCAAGTAAAATATCTTATCCATTTCTATTTTATGCACATCCTTTGCTATTTGGACGCATAATTCATCACCATTTCTGAAGATTTTGCCTTCCTTAGCATAGGTCAATAATACATTCACACCGAGAAAAGGGTCCATCCCTTGAGACTTTAACCATGCAACAAACCTTTCTTCGGTAAAGTTATATTTTTGAAGATATTCCTGTGTCATTACCCACCCCTAATTCTTTCCGTGTAGTTTACATTATCTATGAGTGAGAACCAAGAGGAATAGTTAGTTGCGTCCGTTCTCATATAAAGTCTATTTGGGAGATATGTTTTATCAATAAATAGGTCTTCCCATGCAAACCATCTCACAAGTCTCATTGTATGAGCCATTGTGCCAGAGGTAAGAGATTCAGAATCAGCAATATTAAAGTTTGCTATACCACTAGGGACACCTGATACGGCATCCATAATTGCTGAGATACCAGAAACATCAACCGCAAGACCCGACACGGCAGCAAGCAAATTGTCCATACCTGAAACTACAACACCTTCAGACAGGCTAGAAAGTTGAGTCATTAAGTTTGTTAATCCAGATACTTGGGCCAAACTCAGGCTAAGTCCAGACACGGCAGGCAACACATCATCTAACCCGGATACATTGATAGTCGCCCCAAATGTGGTTGAGGAAGTAAACGAGTCTCTAACAGTCTCCCAAACCTGTTTTGCAGTAGAGGATATATTGCTGGGGATAGAACTGACAGAAGCAATGATCGGAGCGAAACCTGAGGCAACAGCCGTGGTAGTCCCAGAAGTAGCTGTAAGAATCCCAGGCAAACCTGAGACGTCATTCTTAAGCCCTGAAATAGCAACTATCACAGGGGCAAACCCAGAAGCCACATTGTTTGTAACAGCAGAAGTTGCAGCAAGCACATTCGCTATATTACCTGCTAATGTAGCCGAAGAGGTGTATGTCGCAGTCAAACTATTCCAAACTTGTGCTGCAATGGTTGAGACATCAACCGTCGCCTCTCCTGCATTCGTCAAGTCAGTGACTCTTGCAATTTGAGAAGATGTATGAGTAGAACCCCAAAGGCCCACAAGCGCGTTTGTGTGCGTCCCTGGACGAAGAACTACAGGGCCGCTGGAAGCAGCAAGAATACCTGGTAAACCAGACACATCGTTCTTAAGAC